CTCCATTTGGGAGGCTAACCATTTCCCAGGTTGGGAGGGCTTCCCGACACGTAGCAGCGTCAAGTTCACCTTCTGTGATAACGACTTGCTTACCTGCCTTCCGAAATAAATGCTGTCCAAAGAAGCACCCATCTGTCTCACCTTCATACCTAAACTGTTTATCCTTTGTTTTGGTTTTTATGCCAATAAGCGATCCAGTGCTGCTTCGATAATGGAAGCATAATTTGTCTCCGTCTTTGTGGATTCCGTATTCTTGACAGACTTTCTCGGAAATGCCTCGTTTAGAAAGTCGTCCGGGGAATCCTCGTGGTTCCATTCTGTGTACATAGGTGGTGTTGTGATTGTGAACATTGCCGTCTCCGCCTTTCCAGGTGTGACAGACAAAACAAAAAGTATGCCCATCTGTATATAGGCTGTTGCCGTCAGATGAGCCGCATTCTTCGCAAGGAATATGCCGTTCAAACTCGCTTGTCATACAAGCCAATCAATAGGAATATTAGTCCATGTTGTCCATGGGATGCCAATTTTTTCGCAGTACTTGGCATACGTTGTTTTTGATTTTTTAGAAATAGTGTTATAGGGTGCCTGGAAAACCATGCGAAGGTCAATGTCAGGGTTTTGTTGTTTGACTGACTTGACCTTTCGCCGGTCAGCACTATCCCAGTAACCCTTACATTCCAGCCAGACCCCGTTCGGAAGAACGAAGTCCGGCGTATAGGAATGATGGATTACATATGGGACTTGTGTGCTTTCATATTCATACTTGACACCCAGGTCTACGAGAAGGTCAGCAACCTTCTCCTCTAGACCCGATCTGAATGCCATTTAGATTACGGTTATGTTTGATGTAAGAAACGCCGCGATACTTCAGAACTTGCTCCATTTGAGCAGCTTGTTGTTCACGAACCCGTTGACGAAGTTCAACTTGAGACATGATAGTTCTCCAAAGTACCTACCCCCCGTTCCATGGGTAGGCGTCATGCGTCCAATGTTGATTCAAGCACCATTTTGGTGAATTGCGTTTCTAAGAATTCAATATCAAGTTGCTCTTGTGGATGTCCACCAGGCCATTGTTTTCTATATTGTCTTAGTGCATCTCGTATGATACGAGCACCATTATCATCTACTTGAATGTCAAACATAGGATGAACGTACGTTTCTTAGCCGATCGCTGGTGCAGTCAAAGCAACCGAAGTTGTGTCAGCTGCTGCAAGATCCAACGGGAAGTTGTGTGCATTTCGTTCATGCATAACCTCGAAGCCGAGGCCAGCACGGTTCAGAATGTCAGCCCAGGTATTGACAACGTGACCTTGGGCTTGAATGGATTGATTAAAGTTGAAGCCGTTCAGGTTGAAGGCCATGGTTGACACACCAAGTGCAGCAAACCAGATGCCGACAACAGGCCAGGCAGCCAGGAAGAAGTGAAGGCTACGGCTGTTGTTGAAGGAGGCGTATTGGAAGATCAGGCGACCGAAGTAACCGTGGGCAGCCACGATGTTGTAGGTCTCTTCCTCTTGGCCGAACTTGTAGCCGTAGTTCTGACTTACTTCCTCAGTCGTCTCACGGATGAGCGAAGAAGTAACAAGGCTTCCATGCATAGCCGAGAACAAAGCACCGCCAAATACACCAGCAACTCCCAACATGTGGAAGGGGTGCATGAGGATGTTATGTTCCGCCTGAAAAACAAGCATGTAATTAAAAGTACCGGAAATGCCAAGAGGCATACCATCTGAAAAGCTACCTTGTCCAAAAGGATAAACAAGGAAGACAGCGGTCGCCGCAGCGACAGGTGCAGAGTAGGCAACAAAGATCCAAGGCCTCATCCCTAGTCGATAGCTAAGTTCCCATTCGCGTCCCATGTAAGCGAAGACACCGATAAGGAAGTGAAAGACGACGAGTTGATAAGGTCCACCGTTGTAGAGCCATTCGTCGAGAGTGATTGCTTCCCAGATTGGGTAGAAGTGGAGTCCGATTGCATTGCTGCTGGGGACGACAGCTCCTGAAATAATGTTGTTTCCGTACAGGAGGGATCCTGCGACTGGTTCTCTGATTCCATCGATGTCTACAGGGGGTGCTGCTACGAAAGCAGTGATGAAGCAAATAGTGGCAGCCAGTAGGCAAGGAATCATAAGGATCCCAAACCAACCAACATAAAGCCGATTGTTAGTTGAGGTTACCCAGGAGCAAAACTCATCCCAGGTAGACCTCTGTTGTTGTTGAAGTACAGCGGTCATTAAAAGTGCGAAGTTGTTGTTGTTAAGGGTATGTATTAGAGCACTTTAATGGAGCCCTCCCAAGGCTCACGTCCAGTGGAGGGCTGTTGTGTAATTACTTTTTCTTAGCAGTTTTGGCGGAGCGTTTGAAGTTAGCAGAAGTGGGTGCTCCTTTAGACCCAGGCTTCCTCATTTTTTCACCACTACCAGCAGCAATACGTTTGCGTTTGGCGTGGATGTTTGCGTAGAGACCTTGCTTAGCCATTTAACATTTCCATTTGCGAAGGGCTAGTGCTTTACGTGTGGGTCTGCCTTTGGAGTCCTTCATCGGACCCTTAACACCACCCATACGGGCACAAAAAGACTTTTTACGTTTACCGCCACCAGGCTGAGGAGCCTTAAGGTTAGATCCGGTTTCACGATTGTATTTTTCCCGACCGGCTTTTGTCAGTCCTCCAGAGCGGGACTTGTGTTTACCGATCTTTAGGCTGACATTCTTAGCCATTACTTTTTCTTAGTACCTTTTTTAGGGGGACGACCTTTCTTAGTGCCGTATGTTCCTGGTCCTTGTGGCATCACCAAACTCCGGGGATAATTTGTCCAGTCAATGCATACGCACCAAGCGCAGCCATGACACCCATCATTGCTAGGCGTCCGTTCAGGCGTTCAGCCTTTTCGTTGTGTGTTTCTGTTACGTCCATAATTTCCATAGGTGGTTCTTTGGCATAGACATTTGTGCGTCCGCCATCTTCAATAACTGTTGTCATCAGAAGTCGTCTTCTGTCTCTTCAATTGTGGGTGTGACATTTGGATCATTTGTTTTGAATCCTTGTGTCTTACCAAACAGGTCAGCAACAGCTTCAGGTGCCATGTCACCGGTATCAACACCGGCCTGACCATTACAGGAGACAACCTGAATACCAACTAGCTTCAGTGATGTGCCATAAGTAACATTATCGTTAAGAATATATGGCTTCTGATAAAAAGCAATCTTGACTTGACTACCAGAATAAAGAGGTAGACGTACATCAGTGATTGCTGTACCTTCAGTGTCAACAACAGGAGGCTTAGCCTCTTCATTCCAACTAAACTTGACGGTGTACTTACCGTCAGATACCTCTTCCCAAGGTTCAGGTTTAAGAGATGAGCGTTTCGGATTCTTCAGTTTCGATTCAGCCCACTTCAAAGTGGTGGTTCGGTCGTCTTCTAGTTTGTCGATCATGTCTTGATCAACAATGGCCTTCAATGAATAGCCATACTTAGACGGTTGCAGTACTGCCTGGTATCCCTCAAGGACAACAGGAACAGGAGTAACAAATGTGGTTCTTGCCATTAACAGAAAAAATATGTTGATTCAATTACTGACTCAGGTTTTAACGTGTCAATAATCGGTGGTTTAGATTCAGCGCCAATCTGTTGCGCCCAATCTGTTAGGTAGTCATGCTCCGCAAATAGGTACATGTATGTCTCACGAATGATTTCTGAAAGATCATCCATGTCAGTAGCACGACAAAGTACCGAGTCGTGTATGAGGGATATCGGAGCGTTGAAGCGTGTTGCAGATAAGTGAAGTAATGACGCATCTAGCGAGTGGATTAGGTTAGGTGCAGTTGCATTCTTGTGGTGGTTTTTATCAACTTCATCAGTATCACCTTCTGAAACTTTTACTTTGCAGCCACCAAGCAGCTTAAGCTCAATTCTCTTCGTATCCTTCTTCATTAGTTTTTGTATTACCACAAAGCCTGAAGGTGTGACCCAAGAGAGTTCAGTAGCTCCTCTATCGATGGCCGCGGCCACCTCAGATTCAATCCACTTCATTACACGCATAGGACCAGGAACGATAACGTTCATGGCATCACGTACAGCTTTAACAGTGGCTGTTAGATCTTCGGAAGTAAAACTAACAATTTTGCTTCTTAGATCACTTTCGACAGCGTACCTATCAGTATCTTCTTTGACATATTCTAATTTCTTTGAAAGTAAAGCTTCTTTGATATAAGATCGGTTACTGAAAGGTTTAGCATTGTAAGGTACAGTCATGACCGTTCTTTTGGTCGTTTTTCTGTCCATGTACGGTTGTATATGAACAGGCACCTGAGGTTTAGCTTTATCAGCTATTACTTTGTATGCGTCTTGTGGTCTATTACTCGGAAGGACATTAACTAATTTGGCTGTACTTGCATCTCTTGCCAATCCGGCAAGAATTTGTAGCCCACTGCATGTAGCATCAACGGCAACACAGCTATTAGTGTAATTACGATCACACTCGATGACACAATGATAGTACTCATCGCAGGCAGCAAGGAAATTCCAAGGTTCGTCTGCTCCTTCCCATTCGCATAAGTGAGCGATTGGATCTTCTGCAATACGTTTAATTAGATCTAAGTTTTCAAGCGTCCATTCAAGCCGCTCAGTGATTGTATCTTTCGTTCTGCCGTATGTAGTGGCACATTGAAATGACAACCAATGTTCAGCCTGCCTTGTCATTGGCGCATGATTGTGAAACTTTAGTAGTGATTTACCAAAGTCTGTATCTTGTGGAGTGAGAAATGCAGGGATTGGGTAAGCCCTACCCCTGTAGTCAAACGACCAAGGAATAAAGAACTTCTCTACATCCTTGAATCTTTCCACCGCATTCATTGTCATCCGTGTACGACATGACTTGTTGAATGCTTGTGCGTTGATGTTGCAAACCTCCGCAGCTCGTCGCCTGTAATCGAGACGTGCTTCCGCATTGTCAGCGATGTTAGGTGGTTTAGGTGGTAGAGGTAGTCCAACAATCGGAATGAATTTTCCGACTTGTATCTGAAGTTCTTGGAGTGTCTTGGCGACACCCACAATGAACGGGTTCAGGGTGTAAGCAACCTTCTGAATTCGGTTAAGGAACTCAACGGGCTGTTCTCCCTGTATAAGTGTCGGATTGCCTCTACGAACCATGTTGTAGCCACGCATTACCTCGTTGAGGATGTATCCGCCGTGATTTCCGTCAGGTGTCCAGTCGTTCGGCTCAATTAACATCGGCCACGCCAACGGGCTGAACAGCTCCGCTTGCCTCATGATCTCGTCCTTACGTTCTAAAAAGGCAGGAGTTGGTACGAGTTCAATTTTGTGTGATTTGGTCCCCTTTTTTGTGGTGTGTTTCATGAAGTAGTTACTGACTTCACAAATGCAGTCCAATAACCAAGCACCAAGCTTGACCCTATTGATTTGACTCCACCCTTTCCAATAGTCAACGCCGTAACGTTTCATCAACGTTTTGATGACTGTTACTTTTTGTGTAGTGCCAATTGAACGGTGAAAATAATTCTCTTTCAGAACATTAAGAAGACCAGGGACGCTGCGCTCGTAGTAGCGCATCATGCACTCATTTTCTACTGCCTGACCAATAGCAGCGGTCACATTGGTGACTGTTGATTGGCCTGGCTTAGCGCTAAAAACCTTGTCAAAGGTAACTTTTAAGGCAATAGCTGCGGCTGCTTCAGGCTCAACGTCAGAAAGGTATTGAATAATTTCTTTGAAAGAACGTCCTGTTTTCCTTTCTCTTATTCGATCATTAGTCCTAATAATACGACTAACAATATCAGGGATGAGCTGCTCAATAGAAACAACCCCGTATATTGTAGCGGATGCATAACTTTTATCCTCAAGTTTGTGAGTGTTGCTTCTTAACTCTTTGAGTCCTTGTCTGATTTGTTCTCGTTCAAGGGCTATTTGTTCGTCAATCTGTGCAGGTGTAGGCAATAAGACTCCGCGTTAGTACCGGTGATTACACTGTTGACCAAGTGCAACTGTGATTGTGAAAGGAAGGTCAGGGCGCGGACCCTGACCATTGCACATGTGAAACTTAGTTCAGCTAAAACCTGAAACTAGCGCGTCTACCAATTCCGCCACATCCGCGTGTGGATTCCAGCGATGAGTCTCAGTGAGAACTCCGTCGCTTCGGAACGAAACCAGTGTACAACGCTACCCATTAGTCACGCCTAGATCGCAGACATAGCCGCTTCTGCAGCTGAGTCCGTGTGCTTGGCGTAGTGCAGCGTTGTTTCGATCCGCTTGTGTCCCATCAAGCCCATCAGGGTTCTCATAGGCGT